ACATTCTACCAGAGACTCAAGGTTTCTGACAATCAGCTTAAGCTTTTCTCTATCCATCTTTATGAACCTCAACAAAGGTAATTATACATAAAAAAAAGAGGGGTGTCAAGACCCCTCTGATTTAAATATTTTTTCAAACCATTCCACCAGATGAATACGGTAACAAGACCAATATCGACATCCACGATATGTTAAAAGATAACAAGCAGGTCCTCTACTGTCCTTATCCATATCATCATGATGGTAATGGTAATTTTCCATTACTTGTTTAGCAATAGAACTTCAAAATAAATTAGATAAATGAATGCTGCTGATGCACCTGTAATAGCTGCAATCGTAGCAATCATTTTCCTGCACCTACATTAGCAAGTTGTGCTTGATGACGACGCTGTTCTTTTTGCTTCTGCTCTTTAATGAGTTGAAGAACATTAAGTTTTTGCATCACTTATGACCCTCCTTAGTAAACTTAACACCACGATAGGTTTCGTTGTACTGTTGAGGTTGCTGCATCATCTGCTGTTGATACTCCAGACGCTTCTGTGTATCATACTCGATGCCACGATATACTACTTTTGCCATTGTTTTGCTCCAAAGAAATGAGATTTTTAGGCCCCGTTCCTTCGGGCGGTTTGCGTTCGCTATTTGCGAATAGCGAATGAACGATCCGTTCCGCCGTCCTACTTGCGTCCAGTTACCTGGATGAACGTAAGGTCATTATAGACCTGATATTATAGTTATGCAAGTAGGTTTGTAAAATGTTATACCAATTTTATTATTTCTTAATCTTGGTTCTTTCTATCGTATTGATGCCACTTGCACCACCCATCAGGAGAAATCTTACCGCTCACAGCGGTACAAGCGTTTGGTGGTCTCCACATATTACAGTTGGAGCACTCCTCATTTCCTTTTGGTTCGTTAATATAACCTGCAGTTTTCTTTGAAGACTTCTCTTCTTCTGATAAAAATTCTTGAAAGGATTTCATTAGTCTCTTTGTCTCCAATCTTCTGGTTTATCTCCAGTGAAGAAGTCAATAATATCATCAGCACTGTCAAATCTACTTCTATGATTTGACGGATCTGGATCTCCAAGATCCAAAGCATTCATAAATCCATCAAGACTATCTTCTTGCATATCGGGATTAGCAGCACGGCGTCTTGCTTGCCTAAGAATTGTTGCAGCAGAACGATTTGATTTGGCAAGTTTTTCTGCCCAAATCATATCACTTAACTCTACAGGTTCGCTTTTTGCAATACGTTCACAGATTGCTTCAAGTCGCAAACGATATTGAGTAGAGAGCATAGTCTTCTCCAGATATAGTGTATTTAGTTAACGCTCAATGTAACTGAGCGTGTGTTCTGTTGCATAAAGTTGTTGAATGATAATGTCACAACCGATCTTAGGATTACAGTCACCACAAGTATAAACATCAACCGCTGCTTTACCCTCTTCAGGCCAAGTATGAATACTAATATGACTTTCTGACAGCAAACAAATTACAGTAACTCCTTGTGGTTCAAACTTCTTTGAGATAGTCTGAACCACAGTAGCACCACTTGCAACTGCTGCATTTTCTAGTAAGTCTATAAGACAACGCTCGTCGTCCAAAAGAACAAACGAGCATCCGTACAAATTTAGAAGGTAATGTTTTCCCATTATTCGATTGCTTCAGGATCTATCCCATATTCGTTGATTAGTTTATCAATCTTTGTCTCTTGGCCAGAAAGTTTTTCGATCTCAAAGATTGATGATTTTTGATATTTCTTAAGTTTTTTATATTCTTTGATAAGTTTATTTACTTCTCTATTTTTAATATAAAGTCTAAATTGCTTGTCATCTGCCGATTTAGCAAATCCCTTAAAACCTTCACTCATCTTTTTTTCTTTTTTTCAGGTTGTTTATATCCCCAAAGTTTAGGGTTCACTCTACCATATCCAAAATCAATTTTTTGAATAGCACCAGGACCATATTTGTCATAGTACATATCAAATAGGTTTACTCTTTTTGCAGCTCTAGTTAAATCAATACACTCTTTCTCATTCTCAATATACCAAATTAAATATGCATCATTTGGAAATGAAGAATCTTTTGCTTTACTAAGTGTTGTTTTTTCTAGAAGAATTTCACATCCATATTCATGTGGCAGAACAAATTTTTGATTTTCTGAGTATTCTGCCATTTTTACATCTTCTCCAACAACTGCGGTCATGAACGGCCACCCCATTGAATATCGGGATATGCTTCTTTGACATTTTCGAAACTTATCTTATATTTATCAGTTAGTTTCTTGTCTTTTGTAAGAATTAATACTTCTGCTTCTTTAGGATGAAGTCCTGTAAGAAGATTAATAAACATCATTTCACGACGAATAGTATTAAGTCCAGCATTACCACCTTTTACATAATGATAAAGATTTTGGTATTCTCTACGAAGAGAAGTTCTACCTCTACCATCAAGATCTTGACCTGTAGCAGATTCTCCTCCAGCAGCTTCCATTCTCAAATTATCGGATAAAGTTCCAGAATAAACAGATTGCTCCTCTGCATTTGCATATGGAACATCACCTTCAGGAAGAAGACTAATTACACTATCATCAAAGTTCCAAATAAAAATAGTTTTTAATGAATCATGTGCATAGGTTTTTAGAACTTCAACTTTTTTTGCATTACTTCTCTGCTTAGAAGCAAGTTCTAAAATTTCATATACAAATGGATTAACCGGAAGAGTCTCAATCGGTTTTTCAGTCGTCGTCCTCTTCTTCGTCTTCGTAGTCGTAGTCATTTTCAAATCTCACAGCTAAAATTTCGTCGGGTATTACATTCCCATTTGAATCAAACATCTCTGGGTGTGTGTAAACGGGTTGAGTTTGGTAGAAGTGTTCTTTTGCCAACCATCCTACTACTCCTCCTACAAAAAAGAACATAATTGAAACCAATGTTCCTATGGTTAGAGTTACTGCTAGCATTTGTCTTCTCCAGAGAGTTCTATTTTTTCCTTATATCGAAGTGGAAGTCGATAAAGAAATGAAACTCTCTTTTGAAGAGAGAGATCATTTTACCAAACTTCACTTGAAAAGTTTTTGGTTTTTCTGATCTTCTCCTCCTATTGCGTAGTAATAACTCAACACCCCGATTAATCTGGGGTTCTGATTTATTTAGTTTGCTTTTTGCGTCTCCCTGGTCTTTTGTCATGGCTATACTTCCAGGCATCCTCTAATATACCGTATAGGTAATTTCTAATTTTTCTTGCTTGTGGTTTTGGAATATGTCCATATCCTTCACGAAGTTGTTTATGTATTTCATCTGAACCACCTTCAAGATAATCATCAAGATCCATTACAAGATTGCTGAGTTCATTAGCAGTTGTACTTTCAATAAACTCATCTACTTCAACTTTTTTTGTTCCACGAACTTTTAGATAGTCATAAAACTTCAATACAAATTGTCCATTAAAAGCATAATCAATTGCTTTTTCAACATCATTATACACTTCGTGAAAATTGTTATCCATTAAACTAGATTTTGCTCCTTAAGATATTGGACAGTATCTGTGCATCCTCCTATGTGTTTTTCATCTACAATAACTTGAGGAAATGTAGATCCTTGTCCAAATTCTGAGTAGAATTCTTCACGAGTAAAATTTACCCCAAGTTTATAAACTACATGCTGTAATTTTGCTAACTCTAGCACCTGTTGAACTTTTGTGCAATATGGGCAACCGTCTTTAGAATAAACTGTAAACTTCATAATTCTTTATAAACTGAAAGTTATTTAGCGTTAACTGGAATTCCTTGACCTTCAGGAAGCCATACTTGTTGCTGAAGTTCTATTGGTGGTAGTTCTTCTTTTGCTGCTGGTAGTCCTTGTTGTCCAGGAAGTTGTTTATCTGTTGTTGATGTAACTGTAATCACTTGATCCATAATAAACTTTTGTTTTCGATAAGTTCTTTTGTCAGGATCAAAGTTCATCAACATAAATGCATCAGATTCTTCTCCACAGTGAGCAATCACTCTACCTGCAGTTTTATCTATCACCACCCAATAATCATACATTATTTTTCTTCTGACTTTTTGTATTATAAGTTTCTTTTGATGGTCTGTAAAGATTTGGCCAAGTATCTCTAATAATTTCTGCTAGTTTATGAGGTGTCTCAGAAGTAATCATTTCAATATCTTGATGGCGTGTAGTCAAGGTCTCCAAGAATATCTTCTAACATTGTACCATATTCTTTGAATCTTTTATCGCCAGCAATGAAACATCTTTGGCGCATCCATACGGCATCCGCAAGAAGTTTTACTTGATCTTCTGTAAGTGTCAATGTTTTCATTTTAGTTTTGCAACTTTCTTATGTATAAAAATACTAATATCTAATATTTTTTCTAGGACGATATGCATAGAGATTGGTTGGTTTTGGAGGCTCCATCCACTTCTCTATAGTATCGAATTTTTCTTCACAATAAAAATCTTGTTGAACATACCACAATTTCCAGTGATCGTGTCCTTTAGATTGGTTACATGACTTGCAACAACATACTACATTTCTTGTAATATCTAATCCACCTTTGGATTGTGGAATAACATGATCCAGAGTCAAATCTTCCTCTGAACCACAGTAAGCACACTTATGTCCCCAACTTTCTTTTACTTGTTTTCTCCACAATCGTTTTGCTTCTGATTGACTTGTTGCTTGAAGATTGAACAAGTATTCTTGAGGCGATTGTAGAGGGCCCATAAGTGCTTGCGACTTGTAGATATTTATTTTGTCAATAATGATAGTGATCTGTGAGTGATAGAAAAAACATAAAGAAACCGAATGCTATGAAGA